CGTGGAGAAACGTGGCATGCAAGATTTATTGGCAGAGATAGGCGAAGTTGCTTGGACTCCAGGTAGTGTTCGTAAAGACATCGAACTTGGTAAACGCAGAACATTTGAGAAGGGTGATTATACTAACTTTGCAAGGTTCTGCGAGATGGAAGGACGTTGTGAGGCAATGTTCATCGACAGAAGCAAGGTTGAGTCCGTCGGAGTATTAACTATAGAGCAGAAGAACGCAGTCATTAACAGGTTGAAGCAACTCGGCATTGATATCTCGAAGCCTATTAAGTCCAATGACCTTTCAGTAAGTCAGCCCTCAACAAGTTCAGCCACTCCATCAACACTATCAGCTAATAGCACAGCAGACAAGCCCAGCAATGATACTGGTGCTATTGCAGACGAGAGGGCGGAGGGGGGGATTGGCAAAGAAGTAGAGAAAGGGGGGTAAGCCCCCACAGTAATTTTTGTCTCGTTTTAAAACGCACTTGTGTCATAGGTAGTGGCAGAGTAAGCAGAAAAGGTTATAGCAAATATGCCGACAGTAGCAGAACAATTAAGCGATAAGGAACTCTTGGTTGCCGATAAGATAGCCGTCGAGACCAATCCTTTGCTTATTGTTGAGGACAATCTGCTTACTATCAGGACAAAGGCAGGGCAGCTGCTTCCTCTTACCCTTAATTCTACCCAGAAGAAGATTCTTACGAAGATTAAGGAACTCCTTGCCAAGGGTAAGCCCATAAGGTTATGGATACTCAAGGCGAGGCAAGCAGGATGCACTACACTCATTGAAGCAATCTTGTATGCTTATTCTTCCCAGAAGCCCGCTACTAACTCATTAGTAATGTCAAGGGATGTAGACGGGGCGAACTATGCTTTTGGTATGCAGAAGATATACCACGAGGAGTTAGCTCCTCACCTTAAGCCACAGGTCAAGCACTCCAATGAGAAGAAGTTAGAGTTTGCCTCTATACACTCACAGATACTCGTAGACACGGCAGATAATGTTGAAGCGGGGCGTTCCTATACCTTCAGGTTAGCCCATTTGACAGAGTGTGCGTTCTATCCTGACTTAGAGAAGTTACTCCTCGGATTAAATCAAGCCGTTCCTAATCTTCCAGGGACTATGATTATAGGTGAGACTACGGCCAATGGCATTGGCAACCAGTTCTATGACAAGTGGGTAGAGTGCAAGGCAGGAAACTCAGACTGGGAAACACTATTCATTCCTTGGTTTGAAGTAGAGGAATACAGCAGACCTATGAATATGGGCTGGTATCCTATAGAAGGCATTAAGTTCGTTACTGCAGATGGCAAAGACAAGTTCCTTGAGGACGAGAGAAGGATTAAGAAAGAGTATGGGCTTACTGATGAGCAACTTAACTGGCGTAGGTGGTGCATAGTCAACAACTGTAATGGCTCCCTACTTCAGTTCTCCCAAGAGTATCCTATTACTGACATTGAAGCATTCGTGTCTACAGGAGACCTTTTCTTTGACAAGGAAGCCCTTGGAAGACAGCAAGTAGTCAAGCCAATGGTAGGCAATATAGTCAAGGAAGACGGCAGGTATATCTTTAGGGAAAACCCTGTTGGCTTATTTAACATATACGAGTTCCCCAAGAGGTTGGAAGAATACTGCGGGGCTGGTGATTGTGCAGAAGGTCTCGAGAATAGGGACAAATGTGCGGCAGTATTCCTTAACAAGAGAACTAATAGTGTGGTAGCGACATATAACCACAATGTGTCCCCTGATAAGTTTGAGGAAGATTTAATCAAGTTAGGGAACTTCTACAATGAGGCATTGTTGGCAGTCGAGAATAAGGGCTATGGATTCAGCGTTAATCAGGGGCTATACAGAAAGTATGGCAGGGTCTATAGGAAGGTTAAGACCAAGAAGGGCTTTAATGAGCCCACGCTTGATATAGGGTTTAATACTAATAGTGTTACAAGACCAATGATACTCTCGCAGATGAAAGAAGAGATTACAGAGGATAACTTAACCCTTAATGACAGGGAATTGGTAAACCAGTGTTATACTTTTGTCAATAACCTTAAAAGGGGTCAGCCTGAAGCCGAGAAAGGCAAGAATGATGACTTGGTAATGAGTTGTGCTATTGCTTGTTATGTCAGGGGAGAGAACCCGTATAAGCAGAAGTCATATAAGAGGGTGGTAAAGAAGCATCATAAGGGATTGTCAGGATATTAACCAAGAGGAGAACTGAATGGTAGAAACAATAGGACAGAAAGAGCAGAAAGAGGAAGTCAAGACAGAAACCAAAACTGAACCCTCTGAACCTGTAAAGTCCAATGACAATAAGATAGCAGAGATTTGGATTAGGGACGGCAGGGTAATGTTAGATGCTTGTCCTGAGTTCTACCACAATAAATTGATGGCAGTAGGTATCCTCGAATACTGCAAAGATATAGTCAAGAACACTAATTATGAGGAGAAGCCGAAGATACAAGTAGCGAGTGGGCTTGGTTCCATAAGGAATTTCTTGAATAAGAGAAAGAAACATTAAGGGATACTCGTGGCAGGTTAAGGGAGCTCCTGCTGGCACGTTAAATCCAATAAAAAGGCTTCCACCAGAGGATAATGATGGATAAGATAGATAGGGCTATGAAGCACCCAAATGTTCTTGGAGCAGGGGCAAAGGCAAGGAGACATCTTAGTGGACAAGACAAAGTTCACGCTGTAATGAAGGAGTTTAGTCGTGGTACACTCCATTCAGGTTCAGGGGACATAGTAAAGAATAGGCAACAGGCGATTGCTATTGGTATGAGTGAAGCAGGACTTGGCTCCAATCAGGTAAGAAAGAGATAAGATGGCAGAGGACAAGATATTTCAGTTAGATGAAGTAAAGATGAAGGACTCTATTGCCAAGTGGATAGACGACGGCAAGAGGAAGTGGGCGTCTCACTTTGATAAAGTAGATGGCTTTGTCAAGAGATACGAGGCAAAGAGAAGCATCTCTGGTCTTATGGGTTGGGGAGACGATGCCAAGTCAGCTCCTAAGAATGAGCCGTGGGACGATTGCTCTGATATTGGCATACCCTTAGAGGCATTCACTATTGAGGGGCTTCTACCAAGATTCCTTAAAGTCTGCTATGGAGCCAAGCCTATTGTTTGGGTAAGAGGCAGGGGAGAGAGTGATTTAGTTGATGCCGAACAAGTCCAAGATGCCCTCAACTTCCAAGTATCAACAAAGATGCATATATACAGGTCTATGAAACTGGTCTTTAAGTCTACTGCTATGAATGGGGATGGGATTGCCAAGTGTGTATGGGAAGAGGACTACAAAGTAGTCAATAAGACCAAGTATTTCTTGGTAGACCCTATGACAGGGCAGAAAGTTCCTAATCCAGAGACAGGGGAGCCGTTAGAGGTAGATAAAGAGTTCCAGCCTCAGCCTGATGAGATGGGTAATGTCTATCAGGTATCAAAGGAGATTACAAGTGAGCAGGTCAAAATATATGACAGCCCTCGCCTCTATCCTCGTTCTCTCAAGAACTTCATTATACCTAAAGATGCTGATACTGCCGACATTCAAGACCTTGATTGGGTAGATGATGAGTATTTAAGGACTATAGACTGGCTTAAGAAACGTATAGGCGACCCCGCAGAGGGTAAGTTCAATGAGGCGGTAATAACGGAACTTGAACAAGATGTGCAAAGTAAGGCATTAGGAACGGACAAGTCCCAATTTGCCAAGGTCTTAATCTCTGAATGGCACGGGGGATATGATATAAATGGAGACGGGTTAGAAGAAGAGATAGTAGCATTCTTGGCACGTCCTTTTGTCAATAATGTCGAGACAGATTATAAGAATGACAAGTTACTTGGATGGATGATTACTCCGTATCCTAAGAGACCGTTCTTCCATTACCAGATTATACCTATGGAGGGGTCATTCTATGGCAAAGGTGTCCCAGAGTTCCTTATTGGTATCCGCAACCTTGTGGACGCTATATTCAACCAGATGATAGACAGGGGTTCAATTACTAATAACCCGCCTATCAAGGTTCCCCTTAACTATGATGCCGACGAGAACCCGTTTGGTCCAGGGTGCAAGTTGCCTACTGATAATCCTGACGGGTTTGGTGTTCTTGAACTTCCGAAGAGCGAGCAGATGGAGTTCTCCAAGATGGAGTTCCTGCTTGGTATGGTTCAGAAGTTATTTGGGGTATCTGATTACTCGTTAGGGCAAGATACAGGCAACCAGAGGACAGCGACTGGTATCCTTTCAATCATAGGCGAGGGTAATGTCAAGTTCGATGATATGATTAGGGCGTTACAGGATGTTAACGAGGAGTTATACGAGTTCATTGTAGACTTGAATGCTGACTATATGACTGATGATTTCATCTATTACTTGACAGAGCAGACCTCTAACCCGTTCAAGAAGATTAGCCAAAGCAAGTGGGGCGGGGCGTTTGATTTTGAGGCAGTAGGTAATTCAGTCAATATCAATAGAGAGGTAGAGCAGAAACGTGCCAGTGATGCCTATACTACCGCTATGAACTCTTACCAGAAGAATCCTTTCATTGATAATAATGTAATGAGAGTGGTAACGCAGAACTTCTTCCGTTCTATCGATATGCGTAATGTGAAGTTGCCCACGATAGAGGAAGTTGAACAGAAACAGAAAGAGATGCTCGCAGGGGCTATGGAAGAGATGCAAGCGAAGGCATTACAGCAGACACCACAAGCACAACGTCCTCCCCAAGCCCAACCCCAAGTTAAGGCAGTAGAAAGCGGGGCTCTTCCTAATGGCTAATGAGAAGATAAGGGAGGCATATGGAGAATGGTATCGCATCTCTAATACTCCTGGCTGGAAAGCATATGCAGAGGAACTTAAGAAGTTAATTACTTCCTATGAACAAGATATGGACAATGATAATGTTGATGGTGATGGGCTTAAGCGACTCCAGTTGATTAAAAAGGGTTTGAAGTTAGCGTATGACTTGCCCAAGCAAATGGAAATAAGGTCGAGAATAAAGTAAAGGAGAGGATATGTATAAGTTAGGTAAGAAGAATGAGGCAAAGGCAACCGAACCTTCAAAAGATAAGATTTGGTATCCTTCTGTATGCCTTACTTCTTCGGAAGATATATCAGAGTTCAATAAGAAAATAGATAGTAAGATAGCCTTCAAAGCGGTAGGTATTCTTAAATCCGTAAGGAAAGAGGGAGATGGATATTCTTATGAGATAGAATTAAAGGGCTGTGAGCCCACGACAGAAGTTGATGAAGGTGAATATGACAAGATGACAGATGAGGAGAAAGACAAGATAGACAGGCAAGATGTAGAAGAGAAGTCAATGATAGATGATAACGAGGAATAACCCTGCAAACCCGCAGGACTTCACTCTTATCTATACAAAGGAGCAGTAAATGGAACAACCTAATGGCACAACCAAGATAACTCCCGAACAGGAACCTCTGGAAGCCACAGGTGTAGCAGGGCAGGAGGGAGCAGGACAAGCACAAGGTCAGGTAGAACCTTATCTCTATGCTGGTCGCACATCAGACCCCAAAGAACTTGAGCGTTTGTATGGCGAGTCCAGTAATGAGGGCAAGAGGTTAGCGGCAGAAGTTAAGAGACTTCAGGCGATAGTTCAGAGTATCCAAGGTCAGAATAGGGCAACCCCTGTTCAACCTTCTCCTAACAAGGGTGGATATGAGGACTTCTTTGATAAGGAAACTGATGCTGCCATCAAGTGGTATATTAGGAATCACTTTAATGAGTTTGCCCAGTCCCAGAAATCAGAATCGGCTTACCAAAAGCAAGTCGCAGACTCTTGGGAAGAGACGAAGAAGGAATATCCAGACTTGAATAATCCCCAGTCTGAGTTATTCCAGACAGCAGATAAGATACTCTTCGAGCGTGGTTTAGCAACAAGAGATGAGAATGGAGTGCTTATCCTTGCTACACCTTATGCTTACAGAATTGCTGTAGACGCCGCTTATGCTCAGTTATCCAAGCAGGCTCCTAACAAGCAGGCAATAGTAGCGAAGAAAGGTCAGGCAACTTCGGTATCAGGTCGTGCTACTGGCGGTTATACTCCAACAGGGGTCTTAACCGAGGAAGCATACAATAAGTTGTCTGATGAACAGAAAGACGCATATGATGCGTGGACGGTTCAACAGAAAATCAATAACAGGAGGTAGTTTCTAATGTTTCGCAAACTTTGGTCTACCCTCCGTTGCTTTAAGTTTGAGCATAGGTCAGGTATGGCTACGTTGAATACTATGACCTATAACTCAGGTGCTGGTGAGTTAGACTATGCTATACCCGCATTGTGGAATAAGAGGCTCTACAATGACGGTATACGCAAGGCATTCTGGGGCTCACGCTTTGAAGGTGCGGAAGGTAGCAGTAAACCCATTATAGTCAAGGACGATTTGGAGAAAGGGCCGGGAGATGTCATTCACTTCCAGGTTCTTTCAGACCTCTTCTCCTCAGGCGTAACGGGTGAGACATCATTGATGGGTAGTGAAGATAAACTGGCTATGGCGCAGTTCGACCTTACGGTTGACTGGATACGTAATGCGGTAGCGTTTACAAAGAACGTCCAGCGCAGGGTCAACTTTGACATAGTTCAGGTGGCACGCCAGAGGTTATCTGATTGGATGTCCCGCTACATAGATGAGGGGATGTTCTACCAGTTAATCACGACTGAATCCCCTGATACTCTCTATGCCGGTGATGCTCCGACAGAAGCCAGCCTTGGTGCTAATGATACGTTCGGTGTCGAAGAGATAGACCGTATCAAGTTGGCTCTCCAGAGGAAAGGTGCGTTGCCTATATCCTCGAAGATGTCAAGTGGTGAGGAACTTGAGGCTTTTGGTATCGTCATATCTGAAGTTGACGAATACTGGCTCAAGGGAGACGAGGACTGGAAGAAAGCCCAGTTCTATGCCGCTGATAGGGGCACGGGTAATCCGCTCTTCACGGGTGCTATCGGTATGTGGAATGGCTGTATAGTCTACGTCAATCGTTCGGTAAAGTCGGCTAACAATGTTCTTGGTAGCCCGCTTCGCCCTGAAGGTAGGCTCTATTCCACGATAGATGCTTCAACGACAGGCGCTAACTATGTAACTCTCGGCGCTTCGGGCAAGACGAACTTTACCAAGTTCTTCCCCGCTACAGGCACGTTGAAGATAGGGTCGGAAGAGTTGACCTATACTGCGAAGTCGGTCTATGGCTTTACCATATCCGCTCGTGGTGCGAATGGCACGACTGGTGCTATCCATACTGCTGGCGATTTAGTAACGCTTAGGGACGTTTCTACGCAGATAGGCTTCGGTGCTGAAGTCGCTGTGCGTGGTTGGGGTATGAAACCCAATCCGATTACCCAGTTGTATGACTATGGCTTCGAGAATGGTATTGGTATAGAAGCCATCTTTGGTCAGGTCGCTATCAAGAACACGGCAGGTGTAGCGAAGAACTACTTGCTCTGTAAATCCTATGCCAATAATCCTGGAA